AGCGGGGCCCGATGCCGTGGCAGCAGGACGTGCTCGACGTCGCGTGCGAGATCGACCCGGCGACCGGGCTGTTCTACTACCGCGAGGTCGTCGTGGTCGTCGTCCGGCAGGCAGGGAAGACGTCGCTCTCGCGCGGCAAGGTCACGCACCGGTGCCTCACCACGCCTCGCGCGGACGTCCTCTACACGGCTCAGGACCGGAACATGGGGCGCAAGCGGCTGGAGAAGTCCTTCCTGGACCCGATCAGCGCCTCACCGCTCGCCGCGTACCTCGCGCCCCCGACGCCGGGCGGCAAGCTCGGCTGGGACGGAACGAACGGCCGCGAGAAGGTCAAGTTCCGCAACGGCTCGGAGATCTTCACGGTCGCGGCGCAGAAGAAGACCGCGGCGCACGGTGACACGCTCCCCGAGGCCCATCTCGACGAGTTCTTCGCCCAGGTCGACGGCCGCCTCGAGCAGGCCGTAGGGCCGACGCAGATCACCGTCGCAGGCGCGCAGCGATGGATCACCTCGGCTGCCGGCGACGGCGACTCAGCCCCGCTGTGGGCCAAGGTCGAGGCCGGTCGCGCTCGCGTCGAGGCCGGCGTCGAGTCCCGCACCTGCTACATCGAGTACTCCGCCCCGCCGGACGCCGACAGGTCCGACCCTGCGGCGGTCGCCGCGGTGCACCCGGCCGTCGGGTACACGGTCACCGTCGAGGACATCCTCGCCGAGCAGACGAGCATGGACGCCAGCGGCCCGGAGGAGTGGGACCGCGCGTACTTCGGCTGGTGGCCCTCCGCGAAGGCCAAGCCGTGGGTCATCCCGAGGGATTCCTGGGATGCCTGCCGCATCGACGGCGACGACGAGGTCGAGTTCGGCGGCGAGCCCGTGTGGGCGATCGACGTCTCGCCCGACCGCACCTGGAGCGCGATCGGCCTCGCCGCGGAGCACCCGGGCGCGCGCGCGTGGCTCGAGGTGGTCGCGCACGAGCCCGGCGTCGACTGGGCCATCCCCCACCTGGAGAAGCTCCGCCAGGAGTTCGGCGGCGACCACGTCGCCATCGACGGGTCCGGGCCAGCTGGCGCGCTGCACCACGATCTCGAGGCCGCCGGCTTCACGGTCCACCGGCTCTCGCTCCGCAACAAGGTCGACGCGTGCGGTGCCCTCTACGACGACGCGCTCGCGGTCCGCATCCGCCACGGCGGTGACCGTGACCTCGACGACGCGCTCGCGTCAGCCGAGACCATGAAGTCCGGCGACGCGTGGGTCTTCTCGCGCGGCCGCTCGCTCGACGACATCACACCGCTGTACGCAGTGACCCTGGCCCGCTGGCTGTTCGTCGAGGTCTCCCCCGCCAGCTACGACGTCGCCGACTCGCTCGGCTGAGGGAGGAGATCAGGGTGACGCTCGCCGCACTGACCGCAGCCCTCGAGCTCGCAGGCCTGCTCCTGCTGGTGGCCGCCGCGGCGCTCCTGGTCGCGACGTGGTCGCTCCCCGGGGCGCTCGCAACCGCCGGCGTCGGGCTGATCGCCGTGTCGGGGCTCCTGACGGTGCTGAGCGCTCGGCGACGTAGGGAGCGCACGTGAGCCTGCTGTTCGGCCGCGGGACGGCCGAGAGCCGCTCGATCGGCCCGTGGGACGTGCCCTGGCACGGGTCCTCGAGGTCGCTCGGCGGCGGCATGAAGTCGGCCCTGAGCCTGATCCCGGTGTACGCCGCGACGGCGCTGATCGCCGACTCGATCGCGACCCTGCCGCTACACGCCTACCGCGACGTCGGTGAGCTCCGCCAGCGCGTGAAGGAGCAGCCGAGGCTGGTGACCGCACCGCAGCTGCACGGCACCCGGGTCGACTGGCTGCACCAGGCACTCGCGTCGCTCCTGCTCCGCGGGAACGCCTACGGCGTGATCGTCCAGACCTCGCGCACTGGGTGGCCCGAGCGGGTCTCCTGGGTCCACCCCGACCACATGAACGTCGACGAGTCCGGCTCCTCGCCCCGGTACATCTACTCCGGCAAGGAGATCGACCCACTCAGCCTGATCCACGTCGCTGGGTACACCGTGCCCGGGTCCGTCGTCGGTCTATCGCCGATCACGCTCTTCCGGCTGCAGCTGACGAACGCGCTGTCGGCCCAGGAGTTCGAGGCGTCGTTCTTCGAGCGTGGCGTAGCGCCGTCGGGCGTCCTGAAGAACACCGCGCAGGTCATGAAGCCCGAGGACACCGAGATCGCGAAGGCGCGCTTCAAGGCGGCGGTCGCGAACCGCGACATCTTCGTCACCGGCAAGGACTGGGAATGGAGCGCGCTGCAGGTCTCCACCCAGGACGCGCTCTTCCTGCAGGCGATCGAGGCCTCGGCGACTGAGGTCGCCGCGATCTACCGGGTCTCACCGGAGGACATCGGCGGCAAGACCGGCCACTCGCGCACGTACCAGACGCTGGTCATGGAGATGCAGAAGTACGCGCAGCGCACCCTGCTGCCCTGGACCGCCCGCCTCGAGGCGGCGCTCGATCCCCACCTGCCGGCCGACCAGTACGTGCGGTTCAACCTCGACGCCGTCGCGCGTGCGGACCTCAAGACCCGGATGGAGACCCACCGGATCGCCCTCGAGACGGGCGTGGAGACCCTCGACGAGGCACGGGCTCTGGAAGAGCGCCCGCCGCTCACCGACGAGCAGATCAAGCAGTGGCAGGACCGGCACGGACGTGTCGGCCGGTACCGGCGCCCGCCGGGTGACGACCTCGACGGAGGTACAGAGGCATGAACGGCAAGCAGCTCGAGGTCCGTTCGGCCGCTCTCGGCAAGGTCGAGTGGCGCGCCGCGGACGACGGCCCCGGTGTGCTCCGCGGCTACGCCGCGGTGTTCAACCGGTACTCCCAGAACCTCGGCGGCTTCGTCGAGCGCGTGGACCCCGGCGCGTTCACCAAGTCGATCGCCGACGAGGTCCCGGTCCTGGCCCGGTACAACCACGACGACAACTACCTCCTCGGCACCACCGAGGCTCGCACCCTCACGCTGGTCGTCGACGGGACGGGGCTGCTCTACGACGTGCAGCTCCCCGATACCAGCGCCGGCCGAGACGTGCGCGTCCTCGGCGAGCGGGGCGATCTGCGCTACTCCTCCTTCGCGTTCTACACGCTCGAGGACGAGTGGGGCTACACCGAGCAGGGCTTCCCACTGCGCACCCTGCGCGCAGTGCAGCTCGTCGACGTCGCCCCCGTGAACAACCCGGCCTACCGCGACACCAGCGTCGCGGTGCGCTCCCTGGCGGAGCGGGCCGGTGTCGACGTCGACGACGTCGCCCGCATCCCCACCGACGAACTCCGCGCGCGCCTCGAGCGCGCCGGCGACGGTGAGGACACCAGCGAGGAGGGGCAGCGCGCCACGCACCCTTCCGTCGCGCTCCAGCAGCGGTACCTCGCGCTCGAGGCGCTCCGCTAGCACCCCCTCCGGTGGGCAGCGAGACAACGCACCCACAGCACCACCGATCACCACCCAGCCGGGCAGCGCGCCACGCACCCGGCGTCTCGCCATGCAACGCCCGCGCGCTCGCGGGTGACCACGACACGCACCCGGAAAGGGGTTCGACCATGAGCCACGCGCTCATCAAGCAGCTGACGGAGAAGCGTCAGAACATCTGGGAGCAGACCAAGAGCCTGCTCGACACGGCCGCAGGTGAGAGCCGCGACCTGAGCGCCGAGGAGCAGCAGCAGTACGAGCGGCTCAGCTCGGACATGTCCGAGCTCCGGCAGCGGATCGACTCGGTCACCTCGATCATGGAGGAGAACCGGGCCGCCGAGGAGGCGCTCACCAAGGCCATCGGCCCGGGCGACTCCCGCAAGGACCCCGAGGCCACCGGGGTCGAGGCGCGCCTGCGCGCGTTCCTCGCCGGGGAGACCCGCTCGGTCGACATCTCCGCGGCCGACATGCGCGAGCCGTGGAAGCGCGCGCTCGCCAAGGGCACCGCCTCGGCCGGCGGCAACACCGTGCCGACCTCGTTCTACGACCAGCTCGTCCAGCACATGGTCGACGCGTCCGGACTGCTCCAGGCCGGCCCGACGATCCTGAACACCGACGGCGGCGAGACGCTTGAGATCCCGGTCACGACCAGCCACGGCGCCGCGGCGCTCGTCGGCGAGGCCTCGGCGATCACCGGCACCGACCCGACGTTCGGCAAGCGGACGCTCGGGGCGTACAAGTACGGCCAGCTCATCAAGGTCTCGTCCGAGCTCGCCCAGGACACCGGCGTCGACCTCGAGGGCTACATCGCCGACGTCGCCGGCCGCAACGTCGGTCTCGCGCTCGCCGCGCACCTGATCGGCGGCACGGGCACCAACCAGCCGACCGGTCTGCTCACCACCGCGACCGCCGGCAAGACGGGCGCGGGCGGCGCCGGCGGTGCCTTCGCCGCCGACGACCTGATCGACCTGTTCTTCTCGGTCATCGCCCCGTACCGCAACTCGCGGTCCGCGGCGTGGATCGTGCGCGACGCGACGCTCGCGGGCGTGCGCAAGCTCAAGGACGGTGCCGGTCGGTACCTGTTCGAGCCGGCCGCGACCTTCGGGGCGCCGGACACCCTGCTCGGCAAGCCGATCTACACGGACCCCAACGTCCCGGCTGTCGCCGCGGCCGCGAAGTCGGTCGTCTTCGGCGACATCAGCCGCTACTTCGTCCGCCTGGCGGGCGGCGTGCGGTTCGAGCGGTCGACGGACTACTCGTTCAACACCGACGAGATCACGTTCCGCGCGATCGTCCGTGGTGACGGCGTCCTCGTCGACCAGACCGGCGCGGTGAAGACCTTCACCGGCGGCGCGGCCTGACCGACGCGTCAACCCCAGGCGGGGACGTGCACGTGCACGTCCCCGCCTGGGCCCCGCGCGGCCAGCGCATTCCCTTCACCACCTCCCTCGACGCACCAGGAAGGCAGCACGATGTCCCCGACCTACAAGATGCGCGCCCAGCTCTCGGGCACCCGCAACGGCGCTGACTGGCCGGCGCCCGGTGAGCTCGTCGAGCTCCCCGAGGAGGAGGCCGCCGACTACCTCGCGGCAGGCTTCATCGCACCGGGGGGCGACCCGGAGACCGCGACCACGCCCAAGAAGCCGGAGACGGCCACGACCAGACGGCCCCGCGGGTCGGCGAAGAAGCGCGCGGCCGCGGCCGACGCCAAGAACGAGGAGCCCCAGGGCGACGGCGGCCCCAAGGGCGAGGAGCCCCAGGGCGAGGAGCCCCAGGGCGACGGCGGCCCCAAGGGCGAGGGCCAGGAGACCGGGGCCTGACGGATGTTCGTCGAGCTCGAGGACCTCAAGCGGTACCTGCGTAGGTCGTCGGCGACGACCGATGACGACGACGACCTGGTCGAGCACCTGCAGTCCGCGATCGACCTCGTCGAGGCCGAGCTCGGCGATGTGCTCACAGCCTCGGGCGTCGGCCGCGAGTTCGCGGTCTACGCCGACGGGACGCACCTGATCCTTCCGGTCACGCGTCTCGTCGAGGTGACCGAGGTGGTCGGCCCGGACGGCGACGTCGTCGAGCCGGCGGCCGTGAACCTCCTCGCCGGCGTCGTCGTCCTGCCCAGGTCCGCCCCCGGCACCTACACCGTGACCGCCACGGTGCGCGACCACAGCGACGCCCTCCGCCTGGCTGTCAAGATCACGGCGGCGCATCTGGTCGCGACCGCGCCGCGTGGCAGCGCCGAGCGCGGCGCCGGCAGGTTCACCTCGACGCCCGGGGCAGACGAAATGGTCCCCACCGGGTTCGCACTCCCGCGGCGTGCCGAGCAGCTCATCGCGACCGCCAAGGCGGTGACACCGCGGTGACCGTCACCCGCATCGACGTCGTGCTCGACGCGATCCTGCTCGTCCTGCGCGACGCCGTCCCGGACCTCGCGGTGGCGGACGGCCCGGAGATCGGGCTGCCGATGGACCGCGCGCTCTGCGTGGG